AAACGCCATGATGTTTCGCGTCAACGCTGAAGCCTCAAAGTTGCCAAAGTTGAGCGTGGTCTGCAGCATGAACACGCCTCGGTTGTCGAACAGATATGTGTCGGACATATTTTGCACGGTGTAGTCAATCGACCCTACACCGGTGTTGTATGTGACAAAGTTCCATGTCGCCGCTGATGTGCCATACAACATAAACGTGTTGCTTCGGCCGGTAACGACCAACGTCGCCGTGGTTTGGTTACCCGGCGCAACCACAAAGTTGGTTATCGTATCGCCAGCCGCAATTTCACCGGCGCCATCTGCCGCCGTCCAACGAAATGGATCACCTACACTGGAATAAAAAAGAGAACTTTGAATGGACACCATCAAAAAGTTTTTGTGTACAACAATGTGCTTTGGCGCATCAGTAGGCGTTACGCCAGTCGAAATAGGCGCCAGCGTAGTGCCATCAAATTCAAAGGCTCGGTTTACCCCATCGCAACCGTAAATTTTTAACGAAGTAGATTGGCCGAAAAAATTGCCTTCGGTAAATTCAAATTTGCCGCCGACGGCCAGCGTAATGGCTGTTTGCACGCCAGATAGACTAAGCGTGGCGCCACCAGATAGTGTTGCGTTGCCCGCCGTAAAATTGCCGCCTGAAGGTGCTGAAATAATAAGCCGGCCGGTGCCGGTTCCTGCCCATGTGCCAGTTTGCGTGCAGACTCTTTTTACAGTGGCGGTTACGCCGCCTCGGGTCAGTGTCTCGCCAACCGAAGGAATTGTGCCTGAATGCCCGGGAGTGTCCGCAGACGTAAAACTGATCTCATAGAAAAACGGTACTTGCACCCAGCCGGCCGTAGTGGCTTTGTACAAATTGACTGCCGAAGCGGCAGTATTGGCTCGAAACGCAAAGACATAATCGACGCCGCTTAACACGGTGCTAATTACGCCAAGCACTGCTCCAGACCCAGGAACCGCTCCTATGTCTGCTCGGTATACGTCGGCGGCAAGGTTCAAATACTGCGCTTGTTGTAGCGCTGTAGGGGCTTGTGTGGATGTCGTAGCCGTACCAATCGTGACCGGCCCGGGCGTAGTTATGCTGTGCGTTTCGTCAAACGTGCCCGTAATCTTTGTCACAACCATGAAGTTGCTACCAACGTAGATGACTACGCCTGTAGCACCGCTAACGGCTTGGGTAATGGTGTCGCCGGTTGATGGCGTGTGGCTAAACGACTCGACTTGAACGATGCCGTAGCTGGCGTCGCTGGGAGCGGGTCTACCGTCGTAACGCTCGTACCCGCCTACACGGCTGTACCCGCCGGTAGTAGCTACCTCAAAGTTCTGACCGTTTCGGAACGCGCCGGGGCGAAGCAGCAGCGAGGGCGTGGATAAGTCGTATCCGCCCTGCAGCGTGACTGCTTCGTACTTGACCGGCGACATCTTGATCACGCAAGCGCCCCCGCCCAAGTAGCTTCCGGCAAACGATCGGCGGTCATGCGTCGCATGAGTTTGCCAAATTCCAGTTCACCGCGTTGGTACACTTCCGGCGCAGATTCGTATGCCCCGTAGGACATCATGGCCCGATACACAATGGCCATGTGGTACTGCGCTGGCAGCGCAGGTACATCGGCGTCTGCCGACATTAACGACGGGGCAAGGTAGTAGTCGCCCGAAATGGTGTAGTCACCGTTTGGCGTAGGGCCAAGGCAAATAGACTTTTCCGGTGAGATAGACATCTGCACCGGTCGAGTCGTGGTGTAGCGCAACGCGCCGTATTGATAAGTATCGCGCCATGTTTGGAAGTGGATAAAGTCCATGAACACTTCGCCGCGATTCCCCACCGCAGTAGGGTAGTTGCGGAACGTGTCTCGGTTCCACATGCCAAAAGTTGCAACACTGACGCCGCAAGTGCCGGCGCCAGTGCCCAACGCATACGTGGCTTGCCCGCTGACGGTTGTGAACGTCATGGTGGTGCGAAGCCAATTCCAATCTTGGTGCGTGGTCTGGATATCCATCCACGCGGTGTTAACCCAGTCTATAAGGCGTTGCAAATTGCCAGACTGGCCAACCACGGTAGTTGGGCCTGACCCGGAGATACCACATTCCTGTCGCGTTCTCTGGCACAGGCCCAAAAAGTCCATAGTTTATCCCGCCCGACGACGAAGTTCAGTTGCCCATTCCGCACCGCGAGGGTTGCGGTCTTCAATGATTGAAAACATGGCGACCGACGAAGTGGAGCGCTCCACAAGGTTGCGCGGGTCTTCGTTGTCGCGTTCAATGACGTTGGTCTGCACCGAATCACGCTTGGCGCGAAGCAGCACTTCCACGTACTTACGCTTGATTGTAAGCTGTTTGGCCACGGGGAGATAGCCCCATTCCACCCACTTACCGTTCATAAATACTTCGGCACCTTTGCCGTTCACCCAGCAAGCAACCCAGGGAGAAGCAAACTTCTCGCCCGACGGTTCCAGCCGAATGGTTACCGGCTCTTCATTGAACGCCAACTCGTCTAAAAAATCGCCTTCAGCGGGTTGCGCAATAATGATGTCCGGCTTGTAGTCCTCGATAGATTCGATATCCGCTTTTTGCTCGATTTTGGTATCGGCGATAGAAGTTTCACGACGCGACCTGCGAACTGGGGCGTTTACTGCATCCATTGAAGATTCCTTATGTTGTTCCGGGGGTTAGCGTTGTTTTGCGCCCCCGGAGTTTCAATTACGCAATCTGCGGACGATCCGGCAGCATAGCGATGTTTTTGATGGTAGAGCAGGTGATGCCTGAAGCAGTCCAGCTGGTGGTACCCGGGGTGAACGTAGCGCCGGTGGGCGAAACGCGCACAATCTGGTAGCCAATCGGACAAAAGTCATCGGGAAGCCCCGGGAACTGCGGAGCATTGATGAACGCGCCGACAGTGGTGGTCACGCCAGCGGCCGTCGGGGTTGACGGGCCTTGCACCAGCTTGATTGCACCGGCAGCGTTAATACCGTACACCAGCGAGCAGCAGTTGTTTGCCAGCACCGGGACAAACGCCACACCAGTCTGCGCGTCGGTAGTCGGCGTTGCAGTGTTGGTTTGGGCGGTCAGGCCGGTAGCAAACTTGCCGTTGATGGAGCAAACGGTGGTTGCGGTGGTGGTGTAGGTGCTGGTGGTGCCAGCAACCAAACCAGCGTTGACATGGTTGAAAGTAAGACCGGACAACTGATAGAAAGAAGCCATGATTCATTTTCCTTTGTAATGGGTTGGCAGTTCAGAATGAACGCCGTGGTTCCATTGGTGGGTATTACAGCAGCGCGTTCGGGTTGAACGGGCCGATTGGGCTGACATACACAGTGGTTGCCGTGTCGAGCGCCGTAGTTCCGCCGACAAAAGCGCTGGCGTAGGTCACGATCAAGTAACCAACCAATGCTTTTCCAACCGGAAAGTCAGGAAAATCGACAGCAGCCAACGTGGCGCCTTCACGACCCATTGCCGAAGTAAGTGTACCGGCAGAGTCGACAAAGAAACAAAACACGTTGTAGTACGCTGCCGTAATGCTACCCGACAGTGCCGGCATGTCAGTGGCGCCAGCGATGGTAAGCGAAACACCATTGGCGGTACCGTACCAAGCAGACGATCCGGTTTTTGCCAAAGTGCTGCCACCAGTTTTGATGACAAGGCCAGCCGAAGTGTGTGCGCACGAATTGAACCGGTCAACAATCGGAAGCAATGCTTTCCGAATTGCCAACTTATCAGTGTTCGCTGACACATTCGACAAAGCCTGAGTAAGCGTAGGAATTGCCATATTAAATTCTCCGAAATTGGGGCCGGTTGCCCGGCCCCAGTGGGGTTACGCCAGAACAGCGGAGCCGACGTTGCCGATGGCCATCCAACCCGCGTTTTCAATCATCACGGCTTTCCACCAGATTGCACCGGCGTAGCCACGCTGACCGAACGGGTCAGACTTCGACTTTTGACCCGGCGGAATGAAAGTGGGGTCCATTGCTTCCATGCCGCGAACAGCGATTTGGCTCCATGCGTCTTGAGCCGTCACGATGAACGGGTATACGTCGATGTTTGATCCGGTCGTGGAATACAGGCCGGTTGCGCCGACTGAAGCGCCGCCATCCTGAACCGACGGCAGATCGGGCGAGGTCATAAAACGGAAACGCTCCACTTTGCCAATTTCATTCGGCATCGGGGTGCCCGAAGCATACTTTTCAGCCGGAATGAAGCCGGGGATATCACGAATGTCCGGTTCCAGATCGGTATGGCAGTACACGGTGTAGCCTTCAGCCACTGCGTCCGTACCAAAGTTGCCCGAAGCCGACAGCATCTTGTTGACCGGCTTGCCGTGGTTGGCTTGCAGGTTCTTGGCGATCTTACGAACCAGACCCAAGGTCAGCGGGCCGTTGACGGTAGCCAGCGTGGTGCCGGTGCCGCCGTAATACTGGTTCGTGCAAGCGCGCAAGGCACCGTAAATGATCATTTCGTTGACGAAGGTCATGCGCTCGCCAACTTGTTCGATCATCGCCTTGGGGATGTCATCTTCGTACAGGTCATAGGTCTTGTCGGTGAAGCCATACAGGCAGGAGTACTGCTGCATGACAACGGTGATGTCGACCGGGGTGATGCTTTCCGGGGTCGGCGTAACGCCTTCCGAGGTCAGATGCGCCTGTGCAATAGCTGCATCGCGGTTACCCGTGCCGTCCTGATAGAAACGGTTTTGGGTGTTGCCGCTAGTAGCGGTAGCACCATAAGGCAACCAACGACGAGCAACGTAGGTGTCGCTGCTGTTCTTGGGCATTTTGACCTGACGGCCAGCGCGACCAAGGCATTCCAAAGGCACGGCGTGAGCCAGAATTTGACCTTTGAATTTGTTAATACGCCCGCTAGTTAGGGCGAATGTTTGCATAGTCATAATTGAAACTCCTTATTTGCCGGCAAAACCGGCGTTAAATTCATCAATGGCGCTGGTGCCCGTTGGGTTTCCACCATCGCCTTGTGGCGTAACTGCATCACGGATAACCGACTGCCGCGCGGACGGTTTGGGCTTGTTGGTGGCCAAGAACTTGGAGATAGAACGGGAGATAATTGCCGCAGAATTTGTCGTGTTCAGCCTTTGCTGATACGCCGCATCCTGGGTTGACAACCATTTCCTGTACTCCGTATTCGAGTCCGGCCCACCTACTGTGTTGCGCCAGTCGGGATATTCATCTTCCAGCGCTTCAGTTTCCAACGCGATAATGCGGGACTGCAACTGCTCTTCGATATCGACTGACGGTGATGTTGGCGCAACGGCAGCTGGCATCTTGATGGTTTGGGCGAACTTTTGGAGCGTCTTCAGCTGCGCTGCAGCCAACTCCGGGAAGTCCTCCGCCATGTCAGACACAATGTCGTCGTTCAACTCCACAGCGATACCGGTAGGTGCTGAAGTAAGTTGACTGAGAGTACGTTCGACTCCACCCAGTTTTCCAAAAGCCGTATCAAAACGCTTCCCCATTGTCTCGCGGATTTCTGCAAGGCCGGCTACGCCAGCTTGGAGTTGCTTTAAGTCGTCTTCGGTGATCTGGACATATTTGGGTGCTTCTGGTGCCTCCGGCGCTGGTTCTTCAACCTGCGTGGGAGTCGAGCCATCAAACCCTGAGTCAAAATCAGTCACTTCCATCAATCCCCCTATATCAATACAGACGGCCTATCCGGTGGTCTGTCATTCAAAATCTTGCATCGGAACATCAATGTTCCAAGCAAGCATTGCTTTTACTTCGGCGATCTGCCCCCGGATGTGTGCAGTTTGCACAGCATCCAGCGGCCCATCATTCTTTGCTCTAAGCAACGACATGCGGTCTTTCAAATGGCTCTCAACTTTGAGCCAAATGGGGTGTTCTTGCTCAGATTTACTTAAGTTCACGTAGCTTATACACCGTTGAGAGATAGCTATCAACTAGGGCGTCCACCAAATTGCCTACGGCGTTTGACCCCAAACAAATCATTTCCCGGTTGGCTTCGATCCATTCGGCTTCGGTGGCCAGCCATTCCACTAAGTCATCCGCATCTGCGCCGGGCAAAATTTGCGGGGTAATTTTTTGATACAAACCTTGATAGGCTTCTACAATAGCGTCAATTAAGTCCGGCAAGCCGTCGTAAAACGCTCCCAGCGCCATGTGCTGAGAAAAGCTGCTGGTAGCCCAATGCGCCCGGTGGGTGGCGTCGCGGGTAACAAACACGCGTCCGACAAGTTCTTCGATCATTTTTGAAACCTCTGTCCGTTGGGTGCCCGGCCGGGCGGTTCGACGGCTGGCTGTGCAACTTGCGGGGCTTTGCCTTTGACCCCGGCAAGTTGTTTCTGCGCAGCCAACGTCATAGCAGTCTTAGCCAGCATGGCCTTGACGTTCTCCAGACTGATCTGGTGCTTGTTGGCGTAGTCGAGCATGGCCAGTTCGCGCTTGGCTTCGATCTCGCGCATCTTGGCTTCGGCCATGACACGGGTGCGCTCGCTTTCCGCTTGCACGTAAACCGTATCCCGATCGGTGTCGGCTTTGACCTTTTGCAGCGACACTTGGCGGTTTTTCTCGCTTTCCTGTTGCGAAACGGCCAACTTTTGCTTGTCCATCTCGGCCCGAATCGTTGCGGCTTGCACAACCGGAGCGGGCGGCGGTGGCTGTTTCGCCAGTTCGGCCATTTCTTCGTCGGTGTACTGCAACTCGCGCGGGTCAAGGCGTTTAGACTTGGCCATCATCTTGAACCACTTTTTCGGGTCAATGCCAAACGCCGGGTCTTTTACCATCTGGCCAAGGCCCATGATGGTTTGATCCTGAATTGCCCGTTCAACCAACGCCACAGAACCGTGAGCGTTGATGTGGAAGTCGCCTTTCTCATCGTCCGGCACTTCCGGGTCGAGCAACAGCCATTCGTAATACTGACGCACTACGGGTTCGGTAACAAAGTCATCAAACGCATACCCAATCGAACGCAAAAGCTGATTGGCGTTGCTGTTTTGCAACTGAGTTGCGCCATAAGTTTCCGGTGTGGTTGGCCCGGATTGACCCTGGCTAATCAGCGGAATGGATGTGGACTCTTCGGCCAACCGAAATGCGTATTCAACCACCGTCATCAGTTGCGGGGTCATGTTCGGAATGGTGATCGAAGTAAACGCTTTGCGTACATCGTCAATCACCGAATCGGCCGACTTGTACCATATCTTGTCCGGCGCCAGCGTCCAGCGACCGTCGCCCGGCACGATAGCACCTTGGTCAATGATAAACTGGCAACCGGCAGATTTGCCGGCGTTGTTCAGCATTGCCCGGGTAGCGGCGTTGACCATGCGTTGCGGCATGCGGACTTGCTCGCCCACTCCGACGCCAGACCAATGGCCCGAGCGCCGCTGCCACGGCACGTTGTGGTATGGAAACTGCCCCGAATCCAGCGGGTTAAACGCCGCACGGATAACGGAATCATTCACCATCGTGACGATGGCATAGACTTCTTGCTTGGAAATATCGCGGGTTGATCCTTGCCGGCAAATTTCCATCTCTTCTTTGCGCAGCGCGCCATAGTAGTACCAGACCTCAAAACGTTCTTTGATCTGTTGCTGATCCGGGCGTTGCGGGTTGTCAACCGCAATCTTGTTTGGGCCTTCCTTCAGCACTTTGTCGATTTGCGAAGGAATATAGCCGTCAAGGTTCTTCAGATCGCGTAACTGTTTGGAGGACAAATAGTCCCGCTCAAAGATGTACGCGCCGTTCTGAATGCTTTCACCGCAAGCTGGGTCAGGGTAGATGTTCCACGGATCGACCCATTTAGATGCGGGGATAATTTTCTTTTCAATTTGCAGCGCAGCTTCGCCCTTGTTGGCGCTCATCGACATGGCTTTAAGCGGCTTGGGGAACGGCGCTTTCAGTACACCAACGCCAATACGAGCGGCATCAAAAATAACCTTGCGAACTTCCGCTGGGTATTGGCACTCAACCATCCAGTCATAGATGCGCTTCTCAGCCCGCTTGGCTTTTTTCTCGGCCAGCTGCATGTTTTCTTCGGCCAAGTCTTTGACCGTCAACGGTTGCGTTGGGCCTTGCTCACCCGGTTTAGGCGGGCGTTCCAACGGCTGTCCTTCATGCACCACTTGCGAATTGTCGTTCATACCCTTGACCAGATCGGGTATGGGGGTTGGCCCAAAGCTGAACGCTTTGTCGTCGATGGGCAACAAGATTTCGCCTAGCTTAGCCGCGCCGGCATCCACATATCGGGATGTCAGCCGCACAAAAACATTGGACTTAATCTCTTCGCCGGTTATCCGGCGGGCGGTAGTGATCGGGCCATCCATGCTGGTTGGCTTGATCCATCGGGCGGCAGAAAATTCCGCGCGGTTGGCATCGTCAATTCCTAGGTAGGATTCTTCAGAATCCAGCCAAGTGTCTTCAATGCCCGAATGCCGACGCGCCCCCTTCGCTTCGTCCCTGCGGCGGGCGATCGACAAGCCGACCGCCGAAAGCAGTTCGGCGCTCTGCTGCTGGTGTTCAGCCAGCAGCGCTTGTACTTCTTCAGGCAGATCAGACGGGTTGTTCAAATCGGAACCTCTTCCCAAGTGAACGCAAAGATATAGGCGGCGGTGTTAGCCGCTGAACTATAGGTTGCCAAAAACTGACCGGGTTGCAAAATGATATCGCCGTCAAAGTCGGTTTCCATTGTGCCTACCGAAGCGTAGCCAGTGGTGGCCACTGTACCGTAGGAACAGACCGGTTGAACAAACGCCGGGGTGGCCGGCAGCGTTTGGCCGGCGGTGGCCAGCATAACGGAAGTTGCCGTCGAACCAAACTTGCGGTTGACCGGCGTGAGGGAGGCGGTCAGCGCGCCGGCGCCCACCATGACACCGACTACGGTGGCGGCGGACGCAGCGGCAGTCTTGCCTATGCGCATGGAGCGCAGCACCAAGTTAACAGTGTTGGCCGCAGGGTTGCTGATAGCCAGTCCGGTAAACGTGGTGGAAGTTCCAGCCGACAGTGCCACAGCACTTGCGTTGCAAACCGAAAACATGGTGTCACGGTAGACGGCTTCGTAACCGTGCCCGTGCAGATCGGAAGTAATGCCGTCGCCCATGTTGCCGGCACGGCGCGGAAGCCATGCGCCGATCGGCTTTGACGCAGCGTTTACCGGGCCAACTTGTCCAAAAATTTGTGCGGAATCCATTATCCTAACGCCCCCATAGATGAGTCGAACACAGAGAACGACGGCAAGCGAGGTGGCGGTGGCCGATCCCCAGCGTTGCGTATCTTATCAACAATTAGGGCAAGACCTCGAAATGCGTCAGCCCCGTGACTATACTCGTCATGCACCGGGCTTGCAGGCTCCCCGGTTGAAACTGGAATTGCCCTACGGTAACGCTTCAGGCAATCCACCAATCGTGCGCACTTTTTCTCGTCCATGTAGACCCGGGGGAACAGACTTCGGGCGGCGCGTATTCCTGTCTCGATGTCGCCGCGTGGCATGACCTCAACCGTGCGTCCAAGCGATTTGACAACTTGCGCGTCGGTCTTGCCGGTTTGCCCTCGGGTTTGACCAGCGTCATGCGGTAAGTAGTCGACGCCCCACACGTAGCGGCGTTTTTGCAGTTCCGCCACCCACTCCGGTAGGGATTGAAAGCTGCCCTCCAAGTACTCCAAAAGCCGCACTTCTGAGTGAAGGCGTTGAACCAATATGATCGCGTTTGCATCGTTCCAGCCCAAATCCCAAACAGTATGCACCGGCAACCCAGGGTCATACGGCACCGGCCGCACGCGCCCATCTTCCATCATGTCGATCACTTCCCGGGCGTATATCGCCCCGGAAACGACGCTCATGCACTGGCCTTCCCAGATGTTGTCGTAGTCAGTAGGGTTGGTACGCTGGCAATGCAAGCGTTCCTCTTCCAACACTTCCGGGAACCATTGGTTGTCCGAGTAGTTCATCTTGACGACTTTGGCGCTCGGCGGCGGGCTGACCACGAACCGGTTCCAAGTGTCGTCGGTGTCCATTGCTGGGTTAAAGCTGATCCAAATTTCACTGCCCGGGGCGCGTATGGTCGGCGTCAAAATGTCCCACGAACGCTTGGATACCGTCTGCGCTTCTTCAATCCACGCAATGTTTACGCCCTCGTAAGACTTGATCGACTCGACCGTGTGCCCGGCCAAACCGGCAAAAATAAACTCTGTGCCGTTACGCCCGCGAATTTCGGCATCCAGCACTTCGTAGAACTGGCCCAGCCCCATGCCTTGAATCTGATCGTTTAGCAGACGGTGTACCGAGTCCTTGATGGAGCGCTGAAACTCCCGTGCGCACAGTATGCGCAACTTGTGCGCCGCGCCTAACGCTACCAGCGCTCGGGCAAACGACCAAGATTTCCCTGACCCGCGCCCGCCGTAAACCACTTTATAGCGGGTAGGCTCCAGCAAGAAGCCTAATTTCTTTGGCAGTTCAAGGACAAGTTCTTTCATTTCTTTTTTGCTGAGTCTTTGAACGCTTTAGCCGTAGGCGCGCCGGGAGTGCCGGGCTTTCTCATCTTTTCGTTGCTGCCCGCAGCAATTCGGGCTTGCTTAGCGTGGATGTTGGCGTAGAGGCCGGGTTTTTTAGTATTCATTTTTTGTTTATCAATCCATTACCGCCAGCTTTACGCTGAACAGAATACGCAATTGCAACGGCTTGTTTGACGGGTTTGCCTGATTTCACTTCGGCTTTAATGTTGGACTTGAACGCTGCTTTGCTGGCGGACTTTTTCAGTGGCATGTTGGCTACACCATCTTGATAAGAAGTGAAAGAGACTCGGCTTTTTGCGAGTTGTCGCGCTCAAACATACCCAAGTGTTTCATCAGATCGCTTCGTGCTGCCGACTTAGCCGCCCACTTGTAGCTGACCGCGCCGGTGTCGGGATCGACCTCGACCGAAGTCAACGCCATGCGCGTGTCGTCATCCAGTTCGTGAACTTTCTTTACCGTGCCGTCTGGGTGAAACAGACGCGCTGGATCAAAGGTCATCTCCCGAAAGATGTTGGCTGCTGCCAAATCAACCGTCAACGAAAACTTGCGCGCTGAGTTTTCGGCGTACTTGGCGATCTTCTTTTGCACTGTCGGGCTGGCCAACAGTTTAGTAGTCATTGTGCCGGGTTTGTACCCAGCCATTCGCGCCGCTTCAGCGGCATTGCCACCGTTGGCAACGTAGGTGGCTGCAAACCTGTCTTGTAGGCTACTCATTGCAACTCCATTTTTATCCACTCCGGGTACGACCAGCGAAACAGTTCCTTGTCATTGTATGCGTACAGCATACCGTCGAATATGTACCCCTCGTCGCAACTGTCCGGCGGGGGCGGCAATTCATCAGGCCAGCTGGAGGTGTCCGTCTGCATCGACCAATTCCACGGGCACCTTCTCGTCCAACGGCTGCGCAATCGTGTTGAGATGAGACTCCAACAACCGCGCGAGGATGTGCGCGCGGGATTCGTCGTTGAAGCCATGCTCAAAGTGGAACAGCGTCAGAACGCCGTTGCTGTTCTCGTCATCCTTCAATGTGATGGTGGCAATCACTCGGAGTAGCCCGCCTCAAACTGCGCTTGAGCGCTTTCACCGACCGGGTTGCTTTTGACGATATCCATGACGGCTTTCATCGCGGCGCCCAAGCTGTCAAAGCTGTCGGCTGGCTCTTCGCCACTGGGTTCCATTGCTTCTTGCTGCAGCGCTTGTTTGGAAACTGCAAACGTGCCGTCGCTCTTAACAATGATCTCAATCACATAGCCTTGTTCGTCACCCATCATCATTTCGGGTGCTGCCATGTCGGGCGCAGCCATATCGGGAGCGGCCATGTCGGCAGCGTTGTCCATCGGCATTGTTGCCATGTGCGTATCCTCGGGTAAGTTGTCTGAAAATGCCCTTGCGGTATAGCTGCAAATTGAATGCCTGTCAAGAGGACGGGCAATTTTTTGCGGTCAGCATTTTGCTGGGTGCTGTAAAACATAATGCAACAAACTTTTATTGCAAACAAAAAGTTTACAGCTGGGGGTAATGGATTGATAAACAAAAAATGAATACTAAAAAACCCGGCCTCTACGCCAACATCCACGCTAAGCAAGCGTTCCTCTTCCAACACTTCCGGGAACCATTGGTTGTCCGAGTAGTTCATCTTGACGACTTTGGCGCTCGGCGGCGGGCTGACCACGAACCGGTTCCAAGTGTCGTCGGTGTC